CGTCGGAAACCCGCGTGCGCCCATTCTGCCAAAGCGGTAGCTGATCCTGCGCGGTGACAGCCTGGGCTGCGGGAATTTGCTCGAGGCGTCGGACCTGGCTCAAAGCGTCACCCCTATCTGCACGCCTTCGCAGTCCTGGATCGCGAGGCCGAGCTCAGTGCCTATCACGAAGCCCTGAAGATTGCACGCGCAGGCCGACCAGCCGCAATGGCAGAACCCGCAGAGAAACGAGCCGCTAACGTCATCCACCGGCTCGCAGCGCGTCTGGTAGTCGTAGAACAGGGCGCGGCTGTATTCGTCGGCCATTAGGTGCCTGCGGAGGTTTTGACGGCGATGCAGTAGAACTCGGCGTTGGCCGCCGGCTCGGTGGCGTCATAGCCGGTAATTGAGGAAGCCATGGCGTTCACACCCGCGATGACGGCAGTCAGGGCGGCCAGAACGCTGATCGGGCTGGCGGCCAGGGGTTGCGCGGGCAACTTACGTGCGCGTCGACCGTAGACCGTGCAGCCGATGAACTTGCCGCCAGCGTTGGTGACAGGCTGCACGTCGAAATCCGGGATAGCCCAACCCGCGGCTTTCGCCCCTTTGGAAATGATGGTCACGGCCGGCTCGGCGTCAAAGACCTGGGTGTACGTCACGGTCGCGTCGCCGTTCGCGTCCAGCTTGCCCGTCGTGGCAGAGGTCAGCCGCGGATGAACGTGGTCCGCGTAAGGGATCATCTGCGTCGAGCCGAGAGCGGGCGCGCCGCCCTCGGCCTTGGGCGTGACATTCGAAAACGGCGGGACCACGGCTCGAGCCGCGGCTTGAGCGGTCTCGGTTACGCTATCGGCCGTCAGCGGAGGCGAAACACCATAGGCCATGGCTGATCCTGTCTAGAAAGCGCCCCTGCCCGTCGCCGGGCTGCCCGGCTTGAGGCTGAAATCACCGCCCGCTGGATTGACGAACAGCGGATCGGCGAACGATTCGCCAGCCCCAAGCTTCATGGACCAATTATTAAACAAATGGGTAGCCTTGTCCTGCAGGAAAAACACGTTCCCCCGGTGATAGTCGCCCTCTTGCTTGAAGACGCTGTCACCCGAATTGAGCGAGACGATGTTGTCGGCGATGTCGAAAGCGCCCGCGGCCGGCGCGGCATCAAGGTAGAACGTGCCCATCGCTTTCGCGGTCGCGGTCGTCGCCACGATGGTGTTGCGCTGGACCATCACGCCCCTGAACGTCACCGCGAATTGGCCGCCGCCGTTGTGCGGGTTGAAGAACGGGCAGCCCCGCAGGTTGAGGCCCACGTTGAACTCGATCAGCACGTCGCGGATGACATCGCCAGCCTGACCGCCCGCCTCAATGAAGCCGGCGCTGTCGGAGCACCAGTTGTGGTGGATATGCGCGTTGCTGACCGAACCCCAGAGCTCGACCGCGCCGCCGTCCTCGCCGTAGTCGAAGCTCGGCGCGACGCAGCCCACGAACCGGTTATAGGCGACCTCGTGGCCGTCGCCCGTGAGCAGCACTCCATTGGCCCCATAATCGTCATCCGGGTTGACGGTCTTCGGGGTATTGTTGACCATGGTCAGATCGTGCACGGAGCAGTTCAGCATCTTACTGGCGCTGCCCGCGAGCGTCACGCCGATGCCGACCCGCGTTATCTCGCAGTTCCGCACGACGGAGCCGGTCGTGCCTTTCGGAGCGATCACACCGTTGCGATTCGTGTCGGTCAGCAGCACCCCATCGACGACGACATAGGAGCCGATCGCGAGGGCGTCCGCGTACTTGGTCGCAGTTCCCTTGATCTGACCCGGCCCCTTGATCGTGATGGGTTTGTCAGCGGTGCCGGCGGACTTGAGCGTAACCGGCCCCTGGATCACGACGCCGGCAGGAATCTGCAGCACCGTACCGGGCGCGTAGGTCTTGGCGAAGTCTGCGGCCGTCAGCAGCGGCGTCGGCGGCGGCTTGAGCGCCTCGGCCAGCTTCACTGCCAGATCCGCGTTCTCAGCCTTGAGGCGCGTGATCTCGGCCGCGCTGGCCGCCGCGTCGTCGAAGGCTGCATTGACCGCAGCGAGGGCGTCTTCGCGCTTCATCACGACATGCTCATCAGTGCGGAGAAGACCTCGGCCGCGGCGCGCTGGCCGTAATAGGCGTGGCCGGCGTCGTTCGGGTGTGCGGCCTGCACGGTGCCGATGTAGAGATCCCGGTTGCCGTTTCCGGTCGGCGAGGTCGAGTTGCCGGTGCCGTAGAGCCACGACTTGCCGCCGTTGGCCGGCTTGGTGACGCGCACATGCCGGATGCGGTTGTCGCCAGCCGAGTTCATGCCGGCAATGAGAGTCGCGATGTCGTCCTCTGAATTGGTCGTTGCGGTCGTGGTCTCGTCGGTCGTGCCGCCCGAAACGAACACGATCGGCGTATCAGGGAATGGCGACCGCAGGCCGGACAGATAGCTCTGCACGTAGGTCTGATAGTTCGCCCGCGTCACGGTCCCACCGACCAAGGCGGACCAATCGTTCGTGACGTTGCCGATGATGATCGCATCGACGCCGCCCATCTGCGAGAGATCGGGGATGCGCGACGGATAGGTCGTGGTCGTGTTCGGCACGCCCGAGGCAAGCGGTGTCGCGATGCCGGTGCCACCGAGGGCGTTGGCGCCCATCAGCGGGCAGCCGAGCCAATCGGCCATCGCCCGGGGCCAGGTGTTGAGGCCGAGCGTCTGGCCGCCGCCAGTCGTGGACCAACTGTCGCCCTGAACGATCAAGCGCGGACCGGGCGCCGCGTCGGCGAACACGGTGTAGATCGCGGACGAGCGCACCACACGCCCGACAGCCTGCGTGGTCTCGACGACGAACCGCCGAGCCTGGATCGCAGGCGTGAGCGTCGCGCCCTTGGTCAGGTCGATCTGCAGATAGATGTTGCCCGAGCCAGGGACAAACCCGTTCGTGTCGAGATACATGTCGTCCACGATCACGCGCACGGGAGCGGTGCCGGCCTGGATCTCAATGATCGGCTTCGGGTCGTCGGTATTGAAGGCGAAGCGCGGCACGTTGTTCGTGGCGTTCGTCGTCGAGGCATAGTTCGTGTTCGGCTGCGAACTCGTCGTGTCGCGCACGCTCACCATGCCGTTGCCCGGATTGGCCGCCCAGCCTGGGGTCCAGGTCAGATAGGGCCGATAGTTGGCGATCGTGCCGGACGCGGGCGGCAGGGCGTTGCCGATGACGTAGCCCGAGGGCAGGGCAGACGTCGCCGACAGCGTGATCGTCCCAGGATAGAGCCCGTTCGCTCGCGGGTTCAGCCTGCCGGCGAGGGCTCCGGCGCGGCGGGCGGCCAGATCGGACTGCAGGTTGCGCAGGGCCGACCGGGTGCCGAGCTCGGTAGTGGCCGCGTTGACCTTCTGCGAGATCGTGCGGAGAGGATCACCCGTGCCGTCGTTCGCGGCCGCGCCGACATTGATCTGTGGAACGTTCGCCATGTTACGCGGCCCTATCTGCGGTATATGCGGTGCTGTCTGCGGTCACTGCCGTGCTGTCGGCCGTCGTGCTCACGGCGCCGGCCGCGGACACGGTCAGCACCCCGGGGGTCATGCGCGGCGAGCCGGTTGCGCCGGCAAGGGTCTCGGTCGCCGGCCAAGCGCCAGGCGACCCCGACAGCGTGCCCGTGACCGAGCGCGTCGTGCCGGTGCCAGAGACGGTCAGATTGTCGAGGGTGATGAACGAGTTCGGCGTGGCGCCGGAAATCGTGCCGCTGTAGGCCTGCCCGATCGTGCCGGTGTTGGGCGAGATCGACAGGGCGCCTAGGATCGGCGCGACAGGCGCGCTCGCTGTGAGTTGCCCCGCGATCAGGGGCCAGCCTTGGGCCAGAGCGCGCGAGCCGCCCATCAGGAGAGGCCGGCAAGCGAGGAGTTGAGCGAGGCGCCGGTTGCCCCAGTGATCAGCACACGAACCGTAGCGCCCTGCCCGATGCCGACGCCGATCGACGAGGCTGCGGTTGCCGTGACGTCCGCGGTGTTGGCCGCGTTGCGCACATTGACCCAAGTCGTGCCGTCGAGGTCGAGAGTCTGCAGGGTCGCCGCGCCGCCGCCAAACGTACCTGAGACGCGCCAAATGTAGTCGCCGCCGCGGACGCCTGTCACTGGGCTGCCGGTCGCGCTGGCGTTTCTGAGAAGCGTGTAAGCCTGCGGCGTAGGCGCGCCAATCGGGAGGCCGGTTGTCGGGTCGATCGGCGAAACCGCCGTATAACCCTGCCCGAGTGCGTCAACCGGCATCGCGTGTCCTCTGGTGCGTCGGCGATGTTGTAGCGCACGCAAGCCGAAACGAAAAGACCCCGCCGAAGCGGGGTCTCGTATTCACACGTCCTATGACGTCGTAGGGGTACGCAACACGCGTCTTACCTCTGGACCCGAGCTTTTGCAAGTCTTGCCAGCTGATCCCAGAGGTAATCTCGGTGCTCGTCGACCATTTTGGCGACGGCAACAGATTCATCGCTAAACGATGTCTCGTTCACCCGCTCCCACGCGGCTTTGCTGGCAACCACGGCGTCGGCATACTGCGTCACGAACAGGCGGACACCAAAATCCTTTGTGTCTTTCATCATCACGCGCTCCCAAGCCAAAACAAAAAGACCCCGCCGGGTGTCGCCCTGGCGGGGTCGGTTAGATGTGCGTGCCGAGTTCGCTCGGCGTCGGAGATGAGATCACCGGGCTTTCGCCACCCTCCCGGCGTCCATCACACCCGCCGGGACCGCGGTCATACCATCACCCCCACGGGTTGTCATCTTCCAACGCAGGCTCGGCCCACAGACCGCCTTCCATACCCTCAGGGTCGCTCGGCACTGGCCCCTGCATGGCCTGCTCGGTCGGCCCCTCAGGTGCAATCTGCGGCACGGCCGACACATGCGCGTCTACCATCGTCTTGACCGCCTGCGCCTGCTCCTTGCCGGCCTGGACGCCAATCTTGCCCGTCTCGGCAACCGTGCGCCCGACCTCGGCCTGCTGCACGCCCGCCCGGGCCTGCGCCAGGGCGGTTTCGGCCTGCGTCTTGCCGACGTCGGCGGTCTTCTGCGCCAGTTCGATCTGCGCGGCCTGCTGAACCATCGGATTCTGCTGCTGCGCCTTCTCAATCTCGCCCATGGCCTCCTTCTTCACAGAGGCCGGCAGGGCAGACAGTTTCAGGATCAGGCCGGGCGGGATCTGCTGCCCGTTCTGCGCCAGAGCGAGCAGCGTGTCGAAGGCGTCGGCCATCGCGTTGACGTTGTCCGGACCCTCGTCGATCAGGATATCGACGTCGAGCGAGCCGAGGGCGTTGACGAGCACCTGCTGCCCGAGCGGGCCAGATTGAACACCGTTCACTTGGATGAACTGGGAGAGGCCTTCGCTGTCGGTGACGCGAATCCAGCGCTCGGCCGTCCAGAACTGCTGGATGGCGTTCCATACCGCGCGATACACACGGATTTTCCAGCCACGATAACGAAGAAGAAACGGACCGAGCTCGGCGATCCCGGCCTGCTGCAGCAGCTGAATTGCCCGCCCGGACTGATTCTTGCCCCCTTCACCGACCAAACTGGGATTAGGACCGAAATTGTCGATCTCCTGCTTGGCATCCGTAAGGAACGCCATATTGCCCTGGAAATCGACCTGACCCTGCTCAACTTCGTACTTGGCGTCGCGGTCGTTGATCTCGATGAACCCATCGGGCCGGGCCTCCTCACGCCGCGCGACTTCGATATCGTCCACCGCGCCACGGCTCGCGCGGATCTTCCGGCTGTTGAGCGCGTGCAAGGCCTTCGACCGGCGCCGGTTGATCTCGTCCTGCGGGCTCTTGAGGTCGCGCACGAACCCGTAACGGTCATCGTCTTGGTCGATCATGTTCGAGTACATGACCAGCCGGCAGGTCGTCTTGCCCTTGTTGTCGAGGAACGGCGACCGCGCGCGCTCTAACTCGATATCGCCCGTGAAGAAGCAGAACCACCACTCGCCGCGCTCGCGATACCAGTGCTCGACGACGCGGACGGTGCGCTCGCGGACGTTAATCCAGCGCATCTGCCGGTCGGATTGCGTGGGTCCGTCGTCTACGCCGCCATTCGTCGCGACGCCGTCACGGACCGCCTGAGCCCGATCAGGCCAGAGTTCAGCCACAAGGCCGTAGTCCATCCATTTGTGCACACCGAGGTAAGTGGCATCGCTAAAATCGGGGCGACGAGACCGCGGATCATAGAAAAACTCCCTCGGGTCGATGCGATTTAACGAGATGTCCGGGTCGCCCTGGTCGCCGGCCTCAACGACAATCTCAAGGCCGCCAATCGCCGACGTGGCGCCATCCTCTGCGCAATCCGGGCTGATCGACTTCCAGTCGTTCTCGTCGAGCGCATAGTTCAGCACCGCCGTGGCGAGCTCGGCCCCGTCCTCGTGCTTGGGCGTCCGCGCGAACCCTTTCGGGTCCTGACGCAGGCGCTCCAGCAGGCCTACGACGGCGTTGATCTTCCGCGAGACCCGGTTGAACGTGACGACCGGCTGCCCACGGCTCCGGAGCTTGCGAATCTCCTTCTCGGTCCACTGCGAGCCATGGCGATACCGGCGCGCCTCCTCGGCCTCGTCGATCTCCGCGGACTTAGTGCCGAGATAATCCGTGTACTGGCGGCGCAGATGCTCCAGGCTGTGCCGAGACAGGCCGTCGTCGGTCTGAGCGGCGCGCGGGCCCATCTGCCGGCCGATGCTGCCCGACGTCTCGACCATGTAGCGCTCGCCCTTGGGCATGCGCGTGGCGATCTCGCGGACGTCACCGGGCGCGACGAGCTTTTGGCCCGGTCCAATCATTCCTGCCGTCATGCCTGCCCGCCGTCGCGTGTGCTCATTTCGTCAGATGTACCGCAGACGAGGCGCGGGCGCCACTATCCCTCTGACGCCGCAATTTCCGACACGCCCGCGTCTCATACGCGGGCACGCGCTGCCCCGTGGCGAGGCGCGCGACGATCTCCTCGTGCTCCATTGCGGCGCCGGCCGGCTGCGTCAGGTAGAGGAGCAGCCAAGCGGCCGGCAGGAGGAGACGGGTCATTGCATGATCCTCAGATGCGGCGGCTTGGGCGGGGACGGCGGCGGCTCAATGGCGGCGACTTCAGCCGACAGCGTGATGCCCATGCCTTCGGTTGCTACGGCCTTGAGTGCGGCGAGGTAGCCCGATTGAAAATCGCTGTCAGGCGGATCACCAACGAAGCCGTCCATCGCCAGCAGGACGTACTCCTCAGCCTCGGTCGGGTTCAGCGGGTCGTGCGCCATCTCAATCCCCCATCAGGTCATCGCCATATCGGCGATCGTCGACAACAGCATACCCCGTCTCGTCGCTCTTGTCCGGCTTCTTCGGCGGCGCGGCGGCGAGCGCCTTGTCGAGCAGCTGGCCGATGAGGCCGAGAGCGTCGACCTGGTCATCGTGGACGCCGGCGGGGAACCTGAGCATCTCGCTCTCTAACGCAGTTCGCCACGAGGCCCCACTGGGCACACGCAAACCACGGCTCGCAATCATGGCCCGGAAACTTTGGGCACGGGTAGCCTTGTCGCCCCGGGTCGGGAACTGCGTCATCACGCAATACGCCTTCCGCTCCCGCATCTGGCGCGCCCGGTACGGCCCGACACCCGCCTTGATCTGTCCCGTCTCCTCGGCCCACTCCAGCGGCCGCCACTTCTTCACGAGATCGCATAGCGCATCCACCCATTCGTCAGAGGCCGCCTGCGCCCGCCACAGATCGACCAGCCAGGGGTTATCGTCCGCGTCGAGCCCCAAGACCACGTGAACCGTGTAATCGCCGCCCATGGACGTCACAGCGTAATCCGAGGCCCCATAGAACCGGAATGCGCCCCGAGCCTCGCGCGCGTTCGGCGGGCTGCTGTCGACCGGGATCAGCCATTCGGCCCGGAAGAAGTCGCCCGTGTCCGGCGTAGGCTCTTGTTGGTAGAGGGCTGACCACGATCTGGTGTCGAGGACCGCATGACGCTCACGAAGACGTGCACCGTAGCGATAAGTAGGATCATCGTCCCAGAGATAGGTCCCAGGGGCACGGCCAAGCGGGTCCCCCGTGCCGGCAAGGGCAGGAATAGACAGTACGTCCCAGCCATTGGGGTTTCCTTTCGGATTTGAGGGGTTCGTGCCGGGCGCCTCGAACAGCCCGTCGCGCTCCAGCAGCAGGCCAGACAGGTCGCCTTCATGCCACCGGGTGTTCACTACGATTTGAGATGCGCCGGGGATCAGGCGGTTCTCGAAGTCGTCGACGTACCAGTCCCAGATGCGGTCGCGGATCAGCTTGGAGTCCGCATCCTGCCGGCTCCTGATCGGATCGTCGACGAGACCGAGCTTGGCGCGGAAACCGGCGATGCCAGCCCCCACACCGGCCGCTAAATACTCCCGGCCATTGGTAGTGGCCCAGAGCTCGACAGCCGTCCCCGTGAGCCCATAACCTAGCACGGAAGCGTGCTCGATCGCGTAGGACCGAACGCGCTTTGAGAACCGGCGCGCCAGGCTGTCGTTGTGCGACGCGCCGAGCACGAGGCCACCCCTCGGGTGCGCGAGATACCACGCCGGGAACAGCTGAGAGGCGTATCGGCTCTTGGCCGCGCCCGGCGGCATGAAAACCATCAGTTTTCGGATCTGTCCGTCCGCCACGGCCTGCAAGTGCTCTATGAGCACGCGATGATGCAGCTGCGGCTGCTCGTCGGCCGGCTGCGCTCGCTCGCACCACGCGAGAAACGACCGGCGCGCGCGACGCCGGTCGAGGAGGACGAGGGCGGCTTGTTGTGGGGTCATCAACCGTCAGTAGCCAGCCGAAAAATGCGCTCGTCATTAGAAGATGCTAAACCCTCCATGTCGATGATTTCGACAGCGTGCGCTCTAATCTCGTCCGACCATTGTGGGAACGCGCGCACCCACCAAGCAACGTCAGCCGGAGTAGGTTTGTCTACATACCGATGAAACCCAAAAATCACGTCGTCTAGATCAATCATAATCAGCGTCTCCCGCGACAAAAGCTGAGCGCCGAGGCGCTCAGGCTGCAATCCGCTCAGCGGCGAAAGCGGCGTTGATAATGAGGCCAGCATCCGCCATCTCGCGCTCGGCGGCGGCAAGCTGCTTGCGGAGCTTGGCAAGCTTCTTCTCGGCGGCAGCCTGGCGGCGAAAGCCCTCATCGCGGACGCTGTAGTGGTCGAGGTCGGCAAGGCTGGCAACCTGAGCAGCGCTGTAGGTCTGAAGGTCGGTGGCGTTCAGGCTGGTCATCGTCTGCATCTCCCGTTCGATGTCCCGTTGTCCCACGTCCTGCGGTTAGTGTCAACAGCTATTCGAGGGATTCGAGAAGCTTGCGGGCGTCGTATTTTACGTCGAACGAATCGTCCTCGTCTCGCAGGGCTCCCATGAGAGCCTCGACCATCGCCACCAGCGCCTCGTGCGCGTTCACGGCGCGGACGATCAGAGCGGCCTGCGCAGCATAGAGGTCAACGAAGTCTGGCAAGTCGTTGTCGTCTGGCTCAGCAATTATCGTATTGCCGTGACAGTCAACGATCTTGCGGTCATCTCGACTAAATAGCTTCCACGGCAAGTCCAGCATCTCATTGGTCGATAACGTCATCTCGTCCACTCCCATCAATCGGCTCGATATCCGTCGCGATCCGCAGGAGCTCGTCGTCGCTCACTTGGTCGGCGGATTTCTGGATGCCCTTGTGCTGCACTTGGGCGAGCTTGGGGGCGAAGTACGGTGCGGCCATGTTAGCTGCCGTCAAGCGCATATCAAGATCAGGATATATCGTGTGCTCGTCGACCTCACCCGTGACGGGGTTCACGACCTTGTGTACCTGCGGCTCGCCCCGAGCGAACGACAGCAAGATCTCGTGCGGCATGAGGCCGGTCGCCCGGGCGAACTCGACTGCCTGGTGCGACAGTTTGTTTTTCGTCCCTGGCGGCCGCCCTTTTGGGTTGCCTGATACGCCTTTCGGCAGTGCCATTTGCACGATGTTCCAAATGTAATCTTCACTTGCCGATAGCACGCGCGGCGTGGGTTGCGGAAGTCAGAGCCTGAAAAGGGTCAGGCATTCCGGCGGCCAACCCCTATCGGTGAACTCCTTGGCGGTGGCGGGGTCTCTCTCCCACGCCCGCCGATTCGCCTCACCCGCATACCGCCGCGGCGCGCCCTCGGGCTTAAGGCGGACGTGGATGCGGAACCGGTTATGAGGCACCGGCATCGCGCCACGCGACATTTCCTCAGCCTCGTCCCAGCTTGGTCGCGGCAATCCTACATCGGCAATCTTACCGTTATCGACGTGCGTATAGACGTACACATTCGCCCACCACTCCCGCATCTCACCCTCCCCAGATCACGAGTGCCAGCAGTGCCCAAAAGACGCCGCAGCCGAGTGCAGCATACACGATCCAGCGGGTCATGCGTCACCCCCAATAGGACGCAGCCGCGAGGGCGACGGCGAGGGACTGGACGCACGCGCGGCGGGTCGAAGGCGCGCCGCCCACATCAAGCGTCCACGCCTTCACCACATCGGAGATCTCTCGGTTTGCGCCAGGGGAAATCCTGAATGCGACACCAGCAATCACCCGCCCCGCCATCGACGGGTCCGCCTTGAGCGCGTCCACAATGGCCTGCTCGGTCAGGGCAGAGGCCGGCAGGGTGCCGATCCGCAGGTTAAGGCTCTTATCGACCTCGTTCATGAAAATCACGGCCTCGCCGGCCGCTTCGATGACAGCCTGCAGCGCCCGTCTGGCCGCCGTCACGTCCGCCTGCATCTCGCTCATCATCCCATCTCCCACCCGGCCAACCCGGTTTCTGTGTTTGGCATTTGCGGCCTATCCTGTCAATGCGGTTGTGGCCTATTTCCTATTCAGCGCGGACAGTGATGTGTCAGCGCGTTTCGCGTTTCTCATGGTAAGATTGTATATGAGGTGTGTTTATATAGAATCTTTCTTACGACTTTCCTGTTACCCCTGAGACATCTATGTAGTCCGGAAAATAGGAAATAGGGTTGACAAGCCGAATGCGTATAGGCAGGCTGCCAGCCACAAAACAGGAGATAGGCCGATGGTGATGATGACGGTGCCGCGGTGCATCGAAGTGGCTTCCGGGACCCCCGATGTGACCAGCCCCGAGTTCCGGAACGCGGTCTCGACGATGCGGGCTCGGATCAAGGCATCGAAGTGCCTCGGCATGGTCGCGGAAGCTGAGGGCATCCTTGCGTCCCTGCTGGCTCATGGCGAGCCGCGGATGCCGGCCAAGCGGTCTCGGGAGGAACTCTCCGAGATACGGCGCAAGGCTGGCGCTGACGCTCGACGCGAGGGCTGCAAGAATACCCTGCGCAAGCGGCTGCACAACTCGCCGCAGGGGTTCTTCTCGCTGACGGATCGCAAGCCGGCCGTGTTCGATGCGGCGCTTGAAATGATCGAGGACGGCGAAGCGACGTGCGTCTACCAGACCGAGGACGTGGTTTATTCTGGCCCGATCTCGGAAGGCGGCCGACGCCCAGTGCGCAGGGTCACGATCGCGCGCACTTGGGCCAGCCTGCGCGGCAAGGAGGTCTCGCAGGGCGTTCCTCTTGAGGGGCGTCCCTGCCTGTGGCGCAGCGAGCGCCGGCAGAAGGCAGAGGAGGGGCGGATATGACGGACGAGTTGCGCAAGCGAGCCCGAGACGATGGGATAGCGTGCGGAATGGCGTTCAAGCGCGAACGGCCAGGCCTGAACCCGCGCGCCGTCAGCGGCGGATATACGCGGTACTACGAGATGCCCTGGATCGCGAAGGCATCCAAGACGCCAGGGCTTTTGGCTTACGACCGCGACCACAAGGCCGGGTTCATAGAGGGGTACGGCGCATGACCGCCGAGAACCCGAACGACATCGACACCCGCAAATGGCTGGCCCGAGCTCGCAAGCGCCTGGCCGGTCCGAACAGGCCGCGCGACTGGAAGGTCGACGACCTGAAGCTGGCCCTGGTCCTGCGGGATCAGTTCACGCGGGCGGAACTGCTGACCCTGCTGGACATCGCGTCCGGCTCCCGGTTCGATAACCGGAAGGGGATTGAGAATTTCTTGCGGATCATGGCCGCGCATATCGACGGGGTGGAGGACGAGAAATGACAAATCAGATGAGCCTGAGGACGGCGCTGGATAAGCTACAATGGCTGCGAGAGAACCTTCGCCCGTGGGCAGAAGGCAAGATGACCAGAGCCTCGGTCTTTCCCGCTGCTGTCGCGGCTCGTCAGGTAGAGGACGCGATTGCCGCCCTCGCCGCCCCGCCTCACCCGGTAGATGCGGAGCGGGTGGAGCATATCCAGCACGTCAAGTCCGGGGGCTGGTACGAGGTCGTGACCCGCGACGCGCAGGTGCAAACCGATACGCCGCTAGCCGATTATGCCTTCGTCGCCGTCTACCGGAACGTCATCACCGGGGCGACTTGGGTTCGTCCGCTGTCAGAGATGGACGACGGCCGGTTTAAGGCTGCGCCAGCCGCCCTCACCCCCAAGCCCACCGGGACCGAGGCGAGCCGGGGCGTGTTGAGCCCAGACAGCCAGCGAGCCCATGAGCAAATGGCGCTTGAGATTGAGCACCACGCCAACGCTTTCGGCGAGCCGCGTGCGAGACGCGACCGCCTGTTGATGGCCGCACACTTGATCCGTCAGATAGCCGCCACCCCCACGCCGCCCACGCCCGACAGCACGGCGCAGGGTGACGGGACGAGCCAGGAGGGCGGCCGATGAGCATTCAACCCCTGACCGGATGGCTCGCAATCGAGACTGCGCCCAAAGCCCCGGATTGCTACCACGACCTGCCGGGCGATGCTCGCGATGGACTTGGGTTCGCCACCAACTCCGATACGGGCAATATCGAATACCTCGTCTGGTGGAAGTACGTCGGGAACGGTTGCTCTGAGACCACGCACTGGATGCGCAAGCCCCTTCCCCCTGTCCCTGCGGGTCGGGAGGGCGGGCGGTGAAGGTTGTTGCCCTGATCTCAGACTGCAAGGAATGCCCGAACCGGCATTACTATTCCGGTGGCCGCTATGAGTGCATGAAGGCGCAAAGCGTGCTGCCATACGAGCGGGCCGGCATCCCCGAATGGTGCCCGCTCACCAACTACCCAGCCGCAGCTATGACGCAGCTTCAAGATGAAGTCCGCGTGCTTCGCCAGCAGGTAGCAACACAGGTGGCCTCCGATGTCTGATCCCACACCCCCGGCCGTCTCGGAGGCGATGCGCGAGGCGGTGTCGCGGAAGCTCGCCGAACTCGCGGACTGGCATCCTGACTGCATCTATGAGCCTCGCCAGATGCCCAATGTCTGTCTTGCGATCCCCGGCGAACCCATTTGGCTGGCCTTCTGCGAAGACGCCGATGCCATCCTCGCCGGCCCCATCGCCTCGGAGATCGCCCGCCTCACAGAACGCGCTGAGCGAGCCGAGACAGACGCGGATCTTCGGAAAATGCAGGTGACGAACATCTGCCGGGCGCTTGGGCTCACTGCAAATGTCGGGGCCTACGCTCGCATCGACGAGATGAACGCCCGCGCCGAAGCCGCCGAAGCCGCCCTGTCTCGCCTGCAAGCCGACCGGGACGCAGAGTTGGGGCGTGCCAGGAAGTACGAGCGCGAAGAGATCGTCCGGTTCCTGATCGAGGAAGCCGACAACGGGCACCCCTACTACGCCGCCGCCTACCGTATCCGAGACCGCGCCGCCCTTACGGAGACCCCCGATGCTTGAGGTTCCTCCATACGCTCAGCGCGCTTTCGCAAAACACGGCGTGCCAGACGAAGACCGGCTCTTTCTGTTCTGCGCTTTTGACAGGCTGATCGAAGAAGACATCGATCACATCGATACAGGAGAAGCTGCGGCTAAGGCTATCCTTGAGGCCGACAGCTACGAGGAACTTCTCCAGCAGCATAACAGAGGCCACCGACGCAACAAGACGTGGTTCCGCTCCGAAGCTTTCGGGGATGCAGTACCAACGCGCAAGGGCCGAGCCATTCTGACGGATTTCGCCCGCCTTATGACGGAGAGCCCCAATGTCTGATCTGAGCGAAAATACGCGCGCGGCCGCCATCAGCTTGCTCGCCACCGCCCTCGCAGCAGCCGAAGCGCGGGGGAGACGGCAGGGGCTGGAGGGGGCGGACGACCGAGAGGTTGAGCGCATCTTAGGCCTGACCGAGGCTCAGGTTATTGCCGAGATCGAAGCCGAAGGGCGCGATCCAGAGGCGTTAGCCGAGGCTATGCGTGGGCAGATGGGGGCAACCTTCAAGCTCTGCGAAGAAATCAAAACGCTTCGCGATGCGCTTGCCGATAATGCTCGCGTTGACGCGGTTCTGAAGGCCATCCTGACGCCTGCGGGGGACCCGGAGCACGGGGACCGAGATCACCTTCCGCGTGTCCTCAGAGATTTCCTGAACGAGGAGTGCGGACGGGCCGGTCTCACTGGGTTCAACGACGGCTATGCTGAGGGCTACGCTAAGGCCCTCGCCACCGCCCCGGCCGAGATGCAGAAGCCTGATGCCTAGAGCGAAGCACGAAAGAAACGCCGCGTTCCTGAAGGACTGGAACGCGGCGCCACACGGCCAGCGCGTCGCAGTTGCGGTGCGCTATGGCTACAAATCGGTCGAATCGGCCAAAGTGTGCGCGCACCGAATCAGGACTTACGGCACAGGGCGGTCGCGCCCTCTGAAAAAGCGTGTTGACACTAACCGGCAAGCGTGAGACACAAGAGGCACGGGCGGACGAGCCCGAGGGAGACACGAGATGATCGCATATCTGCACAAGACCCGCACTGGCTACGTTTTGACGGTCGTCTCTCGCGCCTGCAACGGAGCCGAGCTTCTGGCCGGCGAGCAGATCGCGGTGTCTGGCAAGCGCGAGGCCAACGCCATCTGCAAAGCGCGCGGCCTCAAGGCCTGGAACTGGTAGAAATCATGCCGGGGCCACGCGCCCCGGCCCACATTCGGAGGACGAGACGATGACCAGCGACGCAGTTCTGACCCTGATTTTATGCCTGCCGGCTATCGCGGTCGGTGCCGCCCACGCGATCGTGTGGGCCTTCTACCCGGAGGCCCGCTGATGCCCCGGATGCCTCAGGTCGGCGCGCTGTATCGGCGCAAGGGTGGCGGGTTCGTGTCGATGCATGTCGGCATGAACGACCAGATCAGCGCGCGGATTCTCGCGGATCGATTCGACGTCGGGTTCACAACGCCGCTGATGTCGGTGGCGGATTTTTGGGCGCTGGTGGACGCGGCCAGCTAACACGCGCTAAAACCCACGCCGGGAACCGTGGGCGACACTCTGGGGGATCAGATGACCGACAGCCGATACAGCCTGCTAGCCGCTGCCAATGCCCTGCGCTATGCGATGTTGCAGGCAAATCTGCCGACCGAAGGTCTGCAGATCGTTTTGCCAGATGACGCCTACGACCACGAGTTGAGAGAGCTTGACTTGCGGCATCGTGGCTTCACCGTCCAAGACGCAACGCTTGGCGGCCCTGGGTTCATGCTCATGGGCGTTCGCATCCTGCCGGCCTCTGCCGTCTCGGTCGCCGGCTGAGCGCATGTCAGACCAATTCGACACCGACGCGCTACGGCGCGAGCATCCCCTGTCCGCCTATCTTCCGGCGCGGGGCATCGACCTGAAAAAGAGCGGGCGCGAATGGAAATGCGCCTGCCCGCTGCACCAGGACAAAACGGCCTCGTTCACGGTCTATCAAGGCCGCAAGGGGCATCAGCTTTTTAAGTGTTTCGGCTGCGATGAGCACGGGGACGTCGTCGACTTTGTTCGAGCGTACGACGGCGTCGAGTTCTCGGAAGCGTGCCGGATACTGGGCGGGGAGAAATCCCCGCCCGCCTCCCGTCCGGAGCGTCCTGCGCTGCCCGAGGCCGCGGACCCGTATGCTGACTGGCGCGCGATGCCGCCGCCGGCCGATGCGCCGCAGCTTGTGGCCGGCCAGCGCACGCCGCCAATTTTCAACCCGAAGAGTGACGAGAAGCCTGTCACGTCGTACAGGCCGGTTTCGGTCCACGCCTACCGATTCGAGTCGGGCAAGCCCTACGCCTACGTCCTGCGCGTCGAAATCGACGGGCGGAAGATCACGCCGCTGATCGCTTGGTGCCGGAACGAGAAGACCGGTCAGGAAGGCTGGAGCCACTACGTCTTGCAGGTCCCGCGCCGGCTGTATGGCCTGCAGGATCTCGCGGCGCGGCCGCAGGCTCCAGTCGTCGTCGTCGAGGGCGAGAAGTGCGCCGACGCGCTTGCAGCCGCCCTGCCGTCGCACGTCGTCGTGTCTTGGGCCGGTGGGGGTAAGGCCGCGGCGAAATCGGATTGGTCTCCGCTTGCTGGCCGGGACGTCATCATCTGGCCTGACGCCGACGAGGAGGGGACGCGCACAGTCGAGGGGTGGAACGGCAAGCCCGGGCTGCTTGACTTGATCCCGGCGCCCGCGCGCGTCGCCCGGCCCGCGGCGAGCGCGCCGAAGGGGTGGGACTGCGCAGACGCCATCGCCGAGGGCTGGACGGGCGAACGCTGCCTGCAATGGCTTGAAGGCATGGGCGCTGTTGAGCAGATCAGGCCGACAGCGCAGGAGAAGCCCGCGCCAGAGCCCGAGCCGCCTGCGCCCCGCCCCAAGCCCCGCCCGATCCCCGGAACGAACGTCGTCGCTATCGCTGGCGGCAACGTGCCTGGCGCCGACCACGATTGGCGCGCTGATCTTGAATTCGACAAGCACGGCCAGCCTGAGCCCAAACGACCGAAAAACTGGTTTCAGTTTGTGCGCCATCACCCCAAATTCGTCGGCATGTTCGCGCTCAACACGTTCACAAACACGATCACGGTGACGCGCCGGCCGCCGTGGGACCGCGGCACGGGCGCCTGGACGCCGCGCGGTCTTTCGGATGACGATGTGACCCGATGCGCGCTGGAACTCGACAAGTATGAAACCGGCAACATGCAGGTGTCGCCTGAGGGCATGGGTCGAACCATATCGGCTGCCGCAGAGGAGCAGCGGTTCAATCCCGTGTCCGATTACCTGCGCGGTCTGCGGTGGGATGGCGTATATCGCCTTTATGGCGGTGACCAACAAGACGGGTGGCTGTGTCATTATTTCGGGGCCGAGCCGCTCACTTATCACCGCACTATCGGGATGCGATGGCTCGTGGCCGCAGCGGCAAGGGCCCTGACCGAGGGCGCGGCTGTCGAGAAGGTCGATACGATGCTCATCCTTGAGGGGCCACAAGGCTTCTTCAAGTCGACAGCGTTGGAGGTCCTGGCGACGATCAACGGGCAACGGCTCTACACCGACAGCGTCGAGGCCCTGACCGGCAAGGATGCCGCCATGCAGACAAATGGCGTGCTGATCGTCGAGGTCGCAGAGCTCAATGGCATGGGCGCGAAGACAGTCGACGCCGTCAAAAAGTGGATGAGCTCGAAAGTCGACCGCTACCGGCCGCCCTACGGCAAGAACGTGATTGAGGCGCCGCGACGGTTCGTGACGGCCGGCACGGTGAACCCTAGCGGCCCGGGCTACCTGCACGACGCGACGGGCGCCCGCCGGTTCTGGCCTGTGGCGTGTGGCAAGCCGTGCGACTTGGCGGCCTTGGAGCGCGATCGCGATCAGCTATGGGCTGAGGCCGTCCGCCTGTTCCTGCAGGGCGAACAGTGGTGGCTGAAGCCGTCCGAAGTCCCTGATGCCGAATACCAGCAATCCCTGCGCTACCACGATGACCCGTGGGCCGGTCGCCTGGACGCGCGCATGCGGGAGCCGGGCTGTTGGGAGTTGAGCCTACAAGACCTATTCGAGGCGATTGCGATGCCGCTTCACAGGGCCGGCAGCGAGGATAAGCGCCGGATCGCGGACCACATGAAAGTGCGCGGCTGGATGATGGTTCGCGATGGGAAGGGCGAGAGATGGCAGAAAAGGTGAGGCTCGGGCTGGTGGACCAGATGCGCGCAATTGAGAGAGCGATTGACGCGGCCGACGATCTGTATGAGGGAGAGTTCCACCGCCAGCACCCGCACATGGTGCAATTCGAGATCGACGGGCTACGGGCGGCTCTGAAAACACTCGCCTTCATGCAGGCACACGAGCAGACCATACGCGACGCAATATCTAGCGCTTGCGCGCTTGACGCAGCACAAGACGTGTCGTAATTTACCGGCGCTGGTCCTCTCCCAGCCTCGGGTTCCCAAACCTGCGCCCGCCCTGGCTCGTCCCCGGGGCGGGCTTTTCGTTACGGCAGCAGCGCCAAGGCCTCGTCGGCCGAGAACACGACCTCTGCGATGCAGCCGCAGGCGTGGGCGGCCTTGATGAATGCAGCCTGCTCCTTGCTCGTGCGGACGCCGGGCGTCTTGACCTCAAGGGCCACGAACCGGCCGCCAGAGGTCCATCCGATGATGTCGGATGAGCCGACGCAGAGGCCGGCGATGAGCGGGCGAGGCTCAGAAATCACCACATCTCCGGTCCGCATCATTTTCGACCTCCCGACCCACCCCTTGCCCGAATTCTGCCGAAACAGCCGGTGCCCCCGCTCGCTCGCGCGCAGCAGGATCTCGTTGATAAGGTCTTTTTCCTGTTTCATGCCGCGGCCCTCTGCCCGTACTTCTTCTGATGCCTCTCGGCAGCGCGCCGCATCCTGTCCTGCCTGCGCTTCCGCTCTGCCGCCTCCGCGCTCCTGGACTCGCCCAAAGCGACCGAAATCCGCAGGATCTCGTCGATATGGCAGCGCATGATGCGCGCGATGTTCCCTTCCGTGACGCCGTCACGCAGCATGTACAGCGCCATCTCGGTCTCTATCTGCGTAAGTGAGCCTCGGCCCGCTTCTCGGCCACGTAGTCCCGTTTTGATTGCCGTATTGACCATAGTTTTGCCCCCCAGGCTTCGGGTTTTGCATAGCCGCGCTCACGTCCAAGCGCGATCAGTTCATCGACTGTCCGGCAGCTGTGCTCCTGCTTCTGCCGGCTCCTGCGCATCTCGACGGGATCGACCTCGACGAGCTCGCCGTCGCCGACCGCCAGCGCCTTGGGCGTCGCTTCGGCGGCCGGCCGCACCGAGCCGCACTCCGGGCACGCTTTCATCACGGCCCTGTACGTGGCGAAACAAGACTTACAGACTGTGACGGCGACCTCGGCTTTCTGCTCGCCTTTCTTGCGCCCCTCAAGCGTCCAGGCCCGGTCGTCGTCCGGCAGGCCGTGAGATTCGATGTTGCCGGCATGGTCGAGGATGATAGCCGCCTCAGGCTTGCGGCGCAGGGCCCGGCCAACCTGCTGCATGTAGAGCGCGAGCGACTTGGTCGGACGCGCGAGGCCGACGACCTCTACTGTCACGTCGCGGCCAGCCTGCGCCGCCAAGTCGTACCCTTCCCCGAACAGCGCGACGTTCGTCAGGACCGAGATGCGGCCCTCAGCCATCGAAAGAGCCGCCGCTTTTCGCTCGTGGGTAGGCGTCGTGCCATCGAGATGAACAGCGGGAACCCCCGCCGCACAGAAGGCCTCAGCGACGTGTTTGGAGTGTGCCACTGATACGCAAAAGTATATGGCGCGCTTGCCGAGTGCGTGGGTCTTGTAGTGCCCGACCATGTCGCCGACGAGCGTCGGCTTATCCATTTCCTCTTCGATCTCTTCGACGGCATAGTCTCCTCCCCGGGTCTTCACATCGCCAAGGGCCGGCGACGACGGCGCGAACGCGCGGTAGCGCGACAGGTAGCCCTGCTCCATCAGCCAAGCCACGGACGGGCCCGGGATCAGATAGGCATAGGGCGGGTTCAGGGGCTTGCCGTCGAGGCGCTCGGGCGTGGCCGAGAGACCGACGACCTTCGCGCCCACGAGCAGCGCCCATTCGATGACCTTCGCCCACCCGCCGGCCGCACTGTGCTGCGCCTCGTCCACGAAAATCACGGTCGGGAAACAGCCGGCAGGAATGCGCGGCAGGCGGTTCTTCAACGTGTCGATCGCGCAGACCTGGACGTGCTTGTAGGGGTTGAACGGCCGGCTTGGCGCGATGATGCCGTGATCCACGCCGATGCCGTAGAACGTCAGGCTGGTCTGCTCGACGAGGAAGTCACGATGGCAGATGAACCACGGGCGCCCGCCCTTCGCCAGGGCACCTTTGACCATGATCGACGACATGACCGTCTTGCCCGAGCCGGTCGGGCTCTGCAGGATCACGGCGCTGTGATGCTTGAGGGCCTGGCGGGTTGAGGCGATGAGGTCGTTTTGAAACGGGCGGCTATCCATCACGGGCGCGCCTCCCGCACGGCGCCTATGAAGCAGGCTGCCGCTTCCGCGTTGATCGCGTTGCCGTAGGCGCGCAGGCGTCCCACGCGGGCGGGAGCCCCATGAGCCAGCGGGAATGTGCCGGGTTCAACTGGCCGGGCTTTCCCGTCTCGGCAGGCGATCCAGTCGGCGTCGGACCAATAGCTGCGTGCGCGTTCGTGCAGAGGTCGTTCTGCCAGCCCTTGCGCTCCGCTTCCTTTGCGGCGCCCTCGGCCGTCCGAACCGACTTGGCACCGTCCTTCGCTCCCGGCGTCGCCCAAGACGCTAGCCGCGCCACCTCGTTCAGCGGGCGCGAGTTGTGTGTCAGGTCGTTGCCCGGCAGAGAGGCGCCCTTGTGATCCCGACTCTGCGGAGACAGCCAGGAGCCCAGATACATTAGCGCCGCTTGACCGAGAGACAGGCCAAAGCCGTTCCCGTTGCCCGTTCTCTCCTTGCATTGCTCCCGCCGCTGCGCAAGGCGCTCTGGGTCCTTGGCTTCGAAACCGCTCGCGCTCGGCGTCGGCCACGAACCAGAGCCGTTGGCGGATATGCGGAGCGCCGACGCCCGCAGCGCACAGATCAGCCGCCCCGACGGCGTAGCCCTCTCCTTCCAGGTCAGCGTGAACAAGGTCGAGCCAACCGAGGCCGTCCTTGCTCGCAACCTGCTCGCCAAGGACCGTTGCAGGTCGACACTCGCGGATGAGGTGATGCCAAGCGGGCCATAGGTGCCGCTCGTCATCGAACCCGCCGCCTTTGCCTGCCGCGCTGAAAGGTTGGCAGGGGCAGGAGCCGGTCCAGACGGGGCGTTCGGCAGGCCAACAGGCGAGGCCGAGTGCGTAATCCCAGACGGCAACGCCGGCAAAGAAATGGCACCTATCGAATCCTCGCAAGTCTGATGGAACGACATCGACAATTGAGCGCTCGTCCACTTCTCCATCGGTCACATGCCCTGCTTTGATTAAGTTGCGAATCCACTGTGCGGCGTATGAGTCTATTTCGTTGTAATATGCTCTCATTACACGCCTCCCAGCGCCCGCCGCACCCGCTCCACATCGACCCCAGCCCGAGCCGCGCCGTCCAGAATCTCCGGATGCCGCTCGGCCGGAATCGCGCCGTCTTTCCAGCGGTAGACCACGGGCGAGTGGATGCCGACGGCCCGGCAGAACGCGCGCATCCCTCCGAACGCCGCCAGCAACTCCTGATGCCGCGCCGTGACGCGGGCGCCGGGCGGTGACGATCGCTGCAGGCGCCGATAGTGCGCGACGCACAGGCCGCGCGCGATCACAGGCGAGCCGCACCCCATCACCGAACAGGTTGGTTTTTCGTCCATCTCGTGTCCTCCTGTCTTCCTGATAAATGGCTGTTGACACCCCGTCAACGGCTTACTACAACGGCGATGGGAACACGAGACGAGGACGGCACATGACAATCGAACAGATCGTCGCTGATTGCGACGAACATAATCTTCACTTTTCGGCGGCACGCGTGCCAGGACAGGGCGAGGCGCGCGCTTGGGCCTGCCGCATCGGCACGGACCTGCGCAACATGCGACTCAAACCGACGTACGCCGAGGCCGTCTATGCGGCTTGGTTGGCGTACACTGGCGCGGAGGTGGCGTGATGTGGATCGCTACAATTCCGACATGGTCCCTTTGCGGGCTTGCGCTAATATTTGGTTTTGCCTGCTTTATGGGCGCTATCAATCTGATGAACAAAGGTCAGGCTAAAGCTGGCTGGTATGGAATGCTGTTCTGCGTGCTTTCCTTCATTCTTAGCGCAGCGGCAGGCGCGGCCTCCATCGTGATCTGGAGGCTCTGATGGCGCCCCGCATCCACGCCGACCTGATCCAGGGCACCGACGAGTGGCTGGCCGCCCGCTGCGGCCTCCTGACTGCATCAGAAATGCATCTGATCCTGACGCCGACGCTCAAGGCCGCTCGCAACGACAAGGAGCGGTCCCACCTGTACGAACTCGCCGCGCAACGCCTGACGCAGTTCGTGGAGCCGCGCTACATCAGCGACGACATGCTGCGCGGGCGCGACGACGAGCTAGAGGCACTGTCCGTCTACGCCCGGTATTACGCGCCGGTCGAGGCGGTCGGGTTCGTCACGAACGACAAGTGGGGGTTCACGATCGGCTATTCACCCGACGCCTTCGTTGGGTCGGACGGGCTGGTAGAAGCAAAGTCCCGCCGGCAGAAATTCCAGGTCGAGACGTTTGCCGTCAACGTCATGGAAAGAACGATCCCGGCCGACTTCGCGCTGCAGGTGCAGACGGGCCTGCTCGTGTCTGAGCGGGAGTGGTGCGACCTGATCTCTTATTCCGCAGGCCTGCCTATGGCCGTCATCCGGGCCTATCCGGACGAGGCCATCCAGTCGGCAATCGTATCGGCGGCGGGCGCTTTTGAGGAGCGCTTGGCCGACACGCTTACAAAATATCACGAGGCCGTGAAGGCGTCTGGCGCCGTGCCGACACAGCGCCGCGCGCCTGAGCAGGAAATGGTGCTCTGATGGATATGTCAGCCCACGTCATCCCGAAGTCCGATCAGATGAACGCGGACGACCTCATCGCCGGGCCGCGCACCATCACGATTACGAAGGTGTCCGGCACCGGCAACTCGGAACAACCGGTCGCCGTCTATTTCGAGGGCGACAACGGCAAGCCGTACAAGCCCGGCAAGTCCATGCGGCGCGTGATGATCGCCGCTTGGGGCGCGGATGCATCAAAGTATGCCGGCAGGCAGATGACGCTCTACTGTGACCCTGGCGTCGTATTTGGCGGCATGAAGGTTGGCGGCATCCGCATCTCACACATGTCGGACATTGAGCGCGATTTCACGACCGCGCTGACCGTCACCAAGGCCAAGCGCGCGCCGTTCACGGTCAAGCGGCTTGCGGCCGAGGCGAAGGCGCCGAGCGCGAAAGAGCGCCTGTTCGCCGCCGCCCGGGTCGCAGCCGGCAAGGGTCAGAGGCCGCTCGACGAGTTCCGCTCAAGCCTGGACCCGCGCGCAAACAAGGCTCTTGACGAGATCGGCGACGAGCTCGCCCGTCTCGTGCCCAAACCCGAGATTCCCGCTCACGACCAGGACGGCGTGATTGAGGATGCTGACCCATACGCGGGCCAGACCATAGATGGACGCGAGTTTGACGACCGCGACCATTCCCACAACGAAGACGATGAGGTTTTCTAATGGCACGCCAGCACGGTTATTTCGTACTCATCCCGGCCTTCATCCCGGTCGACAAGAAGTCGCTGCAGAACCAGATCCAGACCGGAACCGTGATCCACGAGGCCGCGCAGACGCAGGATCTCGCGGCGATCCTCGCCCTGCCCGGCATCCGCTACCACGCTCAGAAGGGGCGTGACGGCGGGGTCAAGGAGATGGCCGCGCGGTGGGGGTCGGTCGAGGTCGAGGCGGCGCCGGAGGGAGGCGAAGGGCCTGGAGAAGTTCCCTCCGAAAAGGAGCCAACCTATTTTGAGCGCACAGGCGAATTAGAGCCGGGCACGCTCGGCGGGGCTGAGATGACCGGATCGGACGAACTCCCCGATTATCACTTCCCGCCTCCGGAGCCCCAGGCCGACCCCGCCACCACCACCGGCCGCCGCAGCCGCGCCAAGGCCGCATAAGGAGAGCAGACCATGACCGATAAGAAACAGACATACACCGTCTGCGGCGTATTCAATGGGCGCTACATCTCGGTTCCAGGGCACGAAACATCAGGGAGAGCATATGAGTATGCCTCCCTAAAGGGCTGGACCGAAATCGGGATCATTAAAGGCTAACTGTGAATCCGGCCCAGCGCCTTGACGACGCTGTCGCCGATGCTTTCGAGTCGCCCGCTGATCGTGTCGAGGCGGGCGACGACGCGATCCATATCTTTTGAGGTTCGCTCCTCAAGAGTCATTAGTTCTGATTTGGTGGCAAACGTCGCGTTTACCTGACCGCGGAATTCGGCATTGCGACTTTCCATCATGGTCAAGCTCGCATTCATAGCGGCCTGGAACGCATCGCGCTCGTTCCGGGTCTTCTCCTTTGAAGTGTTCCGCTCTTCGGTAAGTTCCTTGAATTCTTTTCGAAGATCCTTGACCGCGTCCTGAACACTCTCGAAATCGCGGTTTTTGCCGCCGATCTTCAGCAGCCAGCCGGCAAACGCGATCAGCATGCCGATCGTCGTCAAGATCGTGATGGGCGAGATTTGGCTCTGCCAGGAGATCCAGTCCCCTACAGCCGCCTCTTGGACCCTGGCTTGTGCTTCGATGAAAACGGGCTTCCATACCTGCGCGTCGGGGAAGTTGCTCATTTATGCAGACCTGCAGGCTCGGCAGTAGAAACGCCCGACATACGCTCAACGGTGCGCGACGCGGAGAGGCCGAGCAACGCATAAATCAGAGGCATCAGATCCCCTGTCGGCAGCATGGGCGGCACAGGGAACGATACACCCAACGCGACGCCCACGATGCCGCCGAACCAGCCCATGACGGGCGCGACGAGGAACTGATACCCTAGGGCCAGCGCGCCAATCCAGCCGATCGTCGGACGCCACCGCGAGGAGTAGCGATCATTCCCCTGCGCCTCAGCAAGGTTGACGGCGTTCTGTGCTGTGTCCGACGCCGCCACCGCAGCCAAGATCGCCGCCCGGTCAGCTGCCAGAGCCTCGGCGAGCTCCTTTTCTGCCTGCGCGCGCGCTGCGGGGTCCGGCACAAGACGCTCGACGAGAATTTTCGCCGTGTCCGTGATCGACGGCAGCGCGGCGCCAATAGCCGGGCCAATGCCGCCCGTGATCGCGCCGCCGATAATTTGCCCCAGGACGCCACCGGCCATGTCACACCTTCGGAGGATAGGCGGCCCGCAGGCGCGCGAGGATGCCAGCAAACAGACCGCCAGGAGCCGCTGGCGGCGTCGGCGGGACCGGCGCAATGGGCGGCACGGGCCGAGTCTGGACGGGCGGCACGGGTACGGATGGCGCCACACCACCCGGAACGTACTTGGCAACCTGCAGGGCGGCGCGGAACATCATGTGATAACTGGCGATGACCGATGCCTTGTCGGTCCCGTTCACGATGCGCCGCGCGTTGATCGCGTCGGACTTGCCGGGCCCAAAATAGTCGGACAGCTTCTTGCCCGTGAACCAACCCTCGGCCATGCCCACGAACAGAATCGCCGCAGCGATACGCGGGTCGAGCGCGAGGTCGGGCGTCTTCACAAGATCCTGCGCGCCCGTGAGATAGCCAAGTTCGTGCAAGCGCTTCGTGGCCTTGGCATAGTTCGCCTCCCACGTCAGTTGCACGTACCCTCGGCCCCAGAACCCGGTCGGGCCATACGGCCGACCCTTTCCGCGCCCGTACTCCTCAATCGGGAGCATCGTTCGCGCGGTCTCGTGGAACGTGGTCGCAAGATCATACGCGAGATGGTCAAGCGGCGTCAGCGGCGGGCACATATCCAGCAGCGTTTCAACGCCGACCACCTGAGACGACGTCAGCTTGCCTGCGAACGGCGCGCTCCGTACCGCATCGAAAAACGCCGCCCGATCCATCCCAGACCCCCGCTCACAGTTTGATATAGGTCGTTACCAGCATCAGCCGGTTTGCGATAGGCAGCGCCGTGCCGGACCCCGTCTGACCGAGCGTCGCGGTTACGTTGTGGTCGTGGTCGCCCACTGAAACCGTGAACGCGTGGTCGTGATTGATCGTCGCGTCTCGTGTCGGAAAGTTCACGGCAGGGCTCGGCGAGTCCGAGAGCGTGTAAATCGAAGTGGGTCCGCCGACGGTGATGTTGAACCCGGACACACCGACGCCGTGCGCGTGTTGCACGTCCTTTGCGCCCGTTGCCCCGTTGTAGGTAAATCCGCCACCTGGCGCGACGTCGACAGAGAACGGGTGATCGTGTGCCGGCAGGTTGGCGATCCCGAGCGTGACGGACCAGACGCCCGTCGTCGAGCCGAGCCGCGTGGCTGATCCGCCAGCATTCCAGTTCTGCGAGCCGTAGGAACCTGAGGCGGCCGCGCCCATGCCGTCGAGGCCCGCAAGCAGGCGCCCGGCTGCATTCGGCAGCGTCATCTGCTTGCCGGCGTCGAAATCCTGCTGCGCCGTCTGCCCGCGCCCGCCGACGACCACGAGCGAGTCGTCGACCGTCCAGAGCAGGAGGAAAAGCCCCTGCGTGTCAGCCGCAGCGCGCTCGGTTGCCCCCGACGCCGCGTTCCCGATCGTGCGACCGTTGAGCCGCGCCCAACCCGGATGCGTGCCAGTATCGTATCGCTGCTTGATGTCTCCCGTCTTGGCGATGTCGGTCGACTCGCCTGCGCCGGGATCGCCAACGACAGGAGGGTCGGTCAGCGTGACGCCGTCCGCCTCCCAGACGATTGAGCCGCCCGGCAGCGGCGCAGACAGGGCCCGGAACTTAAAGGCGCCCGCGCCGTACATGACGGGCAGGATGCCGGCGCCGTTCACCGGGATCGGGTTCGGATGCTCGGTGCCGTTGGCGTAGTTCGCTTGCTTGTAGAGAACGGCCGGCGTCGTCGTGCCCGCTTCAAACACCTGCAGAACGGCGGTTCGGATCGGCTTGCCGTTGAGGTCGAGGACAGGCGTCAGGGAGAAGGGGGCGAGCATGTCAGCGGTCCTCGGTGCGTGGCTGGACGCGAATCTGCATAGCGCCCGGCGCGCCGGATTGCGAGCGGATGGCAAGGCCTGCAAGACGGCCGAGTGCACCCGTGGGGTCGCCCTGCCCCGCGAGCCCCCGGAACGCCGCCACGGCATCGGGGCGCGTGAATAGGTCGGCCAGCTGGTCGAGATTCCGACCGAGGCGCCATTCCTCAATCTTGGCGATGATGCGAGCCGGCAGCTTGATTCCGCCCGTGGCGAGGTTCGCGGCCAGTCTCTCGACGGGGCCACCCTGCTTCATACGGGCGAGCTCCTCAGCGTTGTAGGCGGTCCGAGACCCGACGTTCTGCCGGCGCCCCATCGCCTCGAACACGTCGAGAAGCCGGTTAAATCCGTCCGCCACAGCGTCGCCATTCGGAATACCGGCCCGAATCGCCGCCTCGTTGTTGGCGGCCATCTGTGGGTTGCCGCGATAGTTTGATGCGAATTTTGGGCCTACGTTAGCGTTCGGGCCAGAAACTAGATCCTTAGCGGCAGTATTAAAAATGCCCTCGGCATTAGCCCGCACGAGTTGCGCTGCTGCCCATGGGTTTTTCTCACGAAGAGCGCCAAATGTGCGGCTGATAACGCCTTGGCTATTTGCCAGCGCTTCGTCGCCGCGCGGAAGCAGCGCCGCCATAGCCTCCTGAGTTGTAATATCGGATTTTGCCAAGCGGCCGATCGGCCCCTGCATGAGGGGCTCGACGACTTCGCGGCTGATCCTGGCATAATCGGCGTTGCGGCGGGCATACGCCTCGCTGCCCTCGGTCAAAGCTTGATCAATCGTGCCCATCGCGCGCCCGACCACCGCACCGGTTTCCTTGTCGATCGCGTCAGGAGCAAAAGCCGGCAACTCAGTGCGGTCGCGGAAATACTTCCGAACGCGATCCAGATTTTCGACGTCGGTCGCGTATTCCCGAGCCGCCGCTGGCACTTCGGGCGTGCCGGGTGTCATCTCGTACCGTACAAGGCGGCCCGTCTTCGGGTCGTTCACCGCAACGCGCTCGCCCGGCACCGCCGGAACAGCCTCGCGTGCCTCGCGCGTGACGAGGGAATCCCGCATCTGCTTTAACGGCGCGTGCGACAAACCAGTCGTGTCGGCGGAAATCCGTTCGTCTAGGCTTTTGACCAGAGACTCGACGCTTGCCGGGTCGACCGTATCGGAACGGGCGGCCAGAGCGTCGTCCGCCACAGCCGCCGTGCGGGCCTTATTCGCGTCCGTGACAATCTCCTCGGCTGCCCGCCCTACCTGAGGGCCGATGACATTCGGGTCGTTCGGTACCGGCGCGATTTGATCGAACCCGCGTCGCGCGGCGGCCTCTGTCCTGTCGGCCCCTCCGGCATAAAACCCACGCATCCCGCCCAACGCCTCGACGTGGCGCTGCAAGCTCGAAAGATCGGTTACGCCGTTCGAGGCGGCGTCGATAGCGTTCGCCGCAGACAGTGGGATTCCAGCGCCCTGCGCGTCCCCCATCAGAGTTTGCGCGCGGGCTAGGATCGCCTCGCGTTCGGCCTCAGGCAACGACCGCAAAGACGCCGTAGCGGCCTGCTCTGCCCCCGACGCGCGGCCGGCATAGGAAGCAACGCCACCACCCGCAAGAGCACCAGCAAGGCGGGCGTAGGGCTCGGCCGCCGTGCCTTCCGTGGCTTGACCTGCCGCCTCAGAGCCGACCCCCGCAATGGCACCTACGCCAGCAGCCGCAGCGCGGCCGGCGCCGAGGGGCAGCGCGGCGCCCTGCGTCGCGAAATTCGCCGCCTCGCTGATGACCTTGCCAGCCCGCGACTGTGGCTCGTGCTGCGTCGGCAGGTTCGCCTGGATATTCTCGGAACCGAGCGTGCGCGCGCCTTGTGCCACCCGCTGCGCCACGACGTCGGGGATGCCCACGGCGCCGCGGTTCCGGTTCTCGGCAGCGACCGCCTCGTAATCGCGCCCCTGGCCGATCGACTGCGAATAGTCTAGCCCGGCCTGCCCCAAGCGTAAAGCATCAGCCGGAAGACCGACGACGCCCGCCACACCCTTGCCGACGCCGTTCAGCAGCGACCGAACGCCGTCCGTCGCGTAGTCCGCAAACCCCCAAGCGGCGGCCGGTTTCGCTGGCGCCGCGGACGGTGCGGGGGTATCGTCGAGGTACGGATTGCCGCCCGAGGCGGGCGCGTCATCGAGATACGGGTTCCCCGCGGCCATGCGTCAGCTTCCTTGGCTCGTCATGCAGAGCGCAATCATCCTGACCGTCCTAGCAGGATCTCGCGCCGCCGTCACCGCAGGCGAGCCCGGGTTCGGGTCCGCTCCGCTGCTGATGGGATTTGCCCTCGCCTGGGGCGCGACCGTCACGCTGTCGGCGGTCCTGGACGTCACAGCCCGGCCGGCACGAAGCCGCGCTTCCTCATCATTTCCATCACCTGCTCTGCCGACTTCTTGCCGGACGCAATCGCTGCCCGCGCGAGCGCGATTTCCTCGGGCGGCGCGGGCTTGAGCCCCTGAGTGCTGGCGTCACGCTGACCGGGCGCCGGGGTGCCGGCGGGCGCGGGGTTCCGAGCCGGGGCGACGCCGGGCATGTTTTCTAGGCCGGCAAAGACAGGGTTTTCGACAGCGTACCGGTCGAGCTGAGTCTGAAAATCGTCGTCTATCCGGTTGTTATGGGTCTTCTTGTATTCGACCATCATTTCGTGCGTCTTCTGGTTCCGAAGCGCCATGCGCTCGGCCATCTCCAGAATCAGCTTGTTGCCTGCTGGCGTGTTCTCAATGTTTGCCGCTGTCTGCTCAATGAATATCCGGTCGCCGTTTGAGAACCCGCCGCCGAGAGACCCGCCAGCTTTGTCGAGGATCGACTGCGCTGAGAGCTTCTGGAACCCTTCGTTGGCGCGGGCGCCATCAGCCGCACCAAGGCCAAACGAGGCGAGTGCCTTTTTCCCCTGGGTCGCGAGCCCACCAAACGTGCCGGAATAGAACGTCGGATCGTCCACAAGCTGCTTCATCACTCGGATATTGCCGAGCGTCGTTGAGGCGGCCGAATTGGCGTCTCGAATTGCAATCTGGCGTTTGCCGAGATCTTCGTCGACCACGTCATCCTGCTTGCTGCGCTGCGCCGCATTCGTCTGGCTGACCCGCGTCGCGCCGGCCTCGGCCTTTGACTTCGTGTAATCCAGCAGCGAGCCCGTGTAGCCGTTCTTGCTCTTGGCGTACTCGTATTCCTGGATGATGGCCGGATCGGCGCCCTTGCGCTTCTCCGCAATCATATCCTCGACGGACCCACGAAACCCGTTGGCGACACGCCAGGCGTATTCCTTCTGATCCGGCGTCATCTGCCGGTTCTCGCGGTCCATCTGTAACTCATTCGCCAGCAGGGCCTTCATGCCCTCCTTGGCCCCTTCCGGTGCCGCAGGATGCGCCATCGCCCGCACGAGCCACTGGATGCGCTGCGCCGAGCCGGGCTGCATCCCATTGAACGTGGCCGCCGCCGCAGGCTTCATGCCGGCCTGCACGAGCACCTGGGGCGCCGCCTGCGCGATCTGAACGCGCTGCTCCTGCGGCACGGGGTCGGCCTCGGCCGGCAACGTCATGGTTGGGCCGCCCGGCCCTGGCGCGGCGCCGGGCAACGTCATGGCCGGGCCGGCGGGAGATGCGGACACGCCGGCAGCAGCGCTCGGCATCTGCGGCACGAACCCGGGGTCGGCGCTTGCCACCTGAACTCGCGCGGGCTGCTCGGGCGCACCGCCACCGAAACGGCTCGTGCGCTCGGCGTAGACCTGCCCGGCAGTCTTAGGCGAGCCGTCGCGGTTGTAGAAGATCGTCCGGTTCGCGGCGACCGACGACGGGTCAACGAACGCCGCGGCGGGCGCCTCCGGATTGTTGATAGCGCCTTTGATGAACCGCGTTGCGCCGCCGGCCCCAAGAAAATGTGCCACGTACAGGTTGCCCGGCGTGATCGGAACGCCCGCATTCGTCAGCACGGAAGCGTTGTCGCGCGTGAAACGTTCCATGGCGCGCGTCGACTGCGTCACGTCGGTACGACCATCCGGCGTGAGACCGAGTTCGGGGTACTTCTTGCGCAGGCCTTCCCACGTGCCGGCGGTGAACTGGTCGATGCCGGTCGCGCTGCTGTTCGGGTTCTTAGCCGTCGCGCTGCCGCCGGATTCCTTGCCGCGCAGGGTCGCAAGGTACGATCCAGCCACACCGCCCGCATCCGTGAACGCCGGGCCGCGCGCAACAGGAGCCGCAGGCGAAGGAGCGGCCGGCGTGCCCGTGCTCGGGTCGACCGTCCCACCGAGGACGCCCGCCAAACCGCCGCCGAACTGCTTCTGGAAATCTGCCGTCTGCGCCTTGGCGTCGCCGAGCTTCACCAGCGACAGGCCGGTCTGCAGGTCGCCCGCATCAAACGCAGTCTTGGCCGCGCCCGCATAATCGCCGGCCTGAACCTGCCCGCCGAGGGCCTGCAGGAGGGTCTGCTTCCGAGATTCCTCAAGACCGGCCGCCAGAGACGTGCCAGCGCGCGAGAGTGCAGAAAAATCGACCGCGACGCCGCCAGACATGGATGCTCCTACGCGAACAGCTTGGACAGGTTCGAGATGCCGCCCCCGCCTGCAAAATTGGCGATACCACCGATCAGGTTTGATCCCAAGCCGAGGACGTTCGCGCTCGCCTGTTCCTGGGCCTTCGCGCCCTTCTGCAGAGTGTCGGCGATACCGAGGGCCGCTTGGTTCCCGATGCCAGCCGATGCCGTGCCGGCGTTATAGTTGTTGCCCGCGATCGTCGCGGCGAGCCCTGCGCGCCCCTGCGCGGTCTGCTGATCGACGCCGGCCAGCGCGGACCCGAGATTGCCAGCGACGCCCGCCTGTCCGGTCAGCGCGCCCGCCTGTCCGGCGAGACCGGTGGTGTAGGCGCCCTGCAAGCCCGACAGGTTGTTCACGTACTGCTGATACCCCTGATCGGCCAGCCCCGTCGCCGTGCGCAGGAGGTCCGTCGTCGCGTTGCCGCCGGCAAGGTCGCCGCGAGCTCCGGCCGCTCGCGAGACGGCGCCGAGGGCCTCGTCGCGCGCGTACTCGTAGCCCGGCGCCGCGCGGAAATCCGTCGCCGCCTGCGCCGACCCTGCAGCGCCATTTGCGCCCGTCGCGTTCAGGAGCTTCTGATAGGCCGCCCCGCCGCCCTGCACGAGAGGATCGTAGACCGCACCGGCCTGACCGAGCAGGCCCGTGGCATTAGCCGCACCGCCCTGCAGGTCGCCACGCGCCGCGTCGCCGCCAGTCGCCAGAATGCCCTGGCCCGATTCGAGGACGCCGTTTGCGAGATCGCGGCCGGCATAGATCGTGTTCGTTCCGGTCGTCGCCGCGGCGCCGAGGGTCGCGGCTGCGTCCTTCGTCGCCTTCTTGCTGGCGTTTCCGGTCAGCGCGTCAAAGATACCCATCGTTCAGCCTTTCAGCGCCGCGACCAGCCGCACGAGATACCGTTGCAGATCGACCGCATAGTCGTACCACGCCACGTCCGTTACGGGAACGTTGGCCGGCGGCGGCTTGGGCGGGTCGGGGAAGTCGGCGGGGATCACCTGCTACCCCTCCCCTGCAACGACGGCACCACCGCGGCGCCCATCAGGAAATCCACCGGATCCGAGATCTCGAGACGCAACCGGAACCCCTGCTCCCGAGCCCGAACCCGCGGGTTGACGCGCACGGATAGCGCCCGCTGTCCCTGCCGACCGATGTCGCGCAGGAGGGGCTCGGACCAGGTCGCGCCGTCATCCAGCGACCACGCGACGCCGACCTGCGGATCGCGACCCGGGTCGCTCACGGCGAACTCGCGGCCTTCACCTGTCGAGATGTTCAGGTGGAACGTCGGCACCACGGCATTCGTCGGAAAATCCCGCATCACGCCCTCGACGGTCCAGACCAGGGGCTCGCCGGCCTCCTGTCTGCTCTGGGGCGCCAAGGACAGCAGCGACGCGCTTATGGTATCGCCGAGCAGCCACCGAGAGAACGCATTCACGCTGAACTGCGCGCGCCACCGCTTCAAGCCGTAGGATTCGCGCTCGTGCCATCGATCCGTCGTAACATTGTATTCCCATGTCCATTCGGGCCCCGAAATCGACAGGATGGAATTGCCCTCGAACGTGTAGACGCACATGCGGATCGACTGGCGGTCGACGGTGCGCGATACGGCGAGCTCGAACGGTCGCCAGGACACCCGTTGCGGCTGGTAGCCTGCAAGGCGGCGCAGGGAGCCGTCCTGCGCGATCCAGAACAGCGGCCCATCCCAGCCCGCATCGTTGCCGGCAAGGCACCACTTGCCCCAGAGGCCGACGTCCACGGCCTCGGTCGCCCGCGCTAGCGGAAACGGCGAGGTTCCGACGTCGCGATAGAATGACATCGAGTTCGCCTTGAACGCGACGTACACGCCATCCTTGACCACGCCGCGCAGGATGCCGCCGCCGCGGCTCTGGTCGATCGTTTTCGAGAGGTCGTTCAGAACAAGCGAATTCTGCGGGTTCGCGCCCTCGCCTGTCGCTCGAATGGTGGCGTCCTGATAAGCGAAAATCAGGTAGCCGTTGAGCTCGGCAACGTCGGCCGGAAAGCCCACCGTGTCATCGGGGTAGTCCTGGACCGACGCGCCGTCCGCCGAGACCACAAACGGCCCGTTTTCGGTCACGGCCACCACGTCTGGACGCGGGGCCTTGTTATTGCGGGCCATGGAGACCGGCTGCTCGCCCGCCAAGCCGCGCAAGAGGTTCGTCGGCACGAGGTTGCCGTTCATCACCAGCAAGCGATCCTGCACAGCCACGTACAGCAGCGGGCCGGCCACAAGCATGCCTCTCGGCCCGCCGCGCCCAAGGTCTGCCACAGCCTGCAGGCCGGGTACGTTGTCGAACTTGATCTCGCTGCCGTCCGCAACCGCCATCGCGTTGACGAGCCGCCCCTGACCTTCGCCGGGGCGTTCGCCAGGGGATGAGGATTGCGGGAAGACGATCGCGGCCATTAGCGTGCCGGGATGATCGCGTCTGGCTCGGCGGCAAGCAGGCGCGGCTCAGGCTCGGCCTTCATGGCAGAGACTAGAACGTTCTCCTGCACGAACGTCTGCATCGTCATCTTGCGCACCTGCTCAAAGCTGAGCGAGCTCAAGGACGGTGCGGTGCCTCGCTCGGGCTGCGGATTCTCCCACGCCTCAGCGCAGGCCATCTCCTGCTCAAGCGCACTCTGCACACGGTCGCGCTGATCTGGAGCCACAATGGCGAACTTCAGCAGCGACAGCAGCAGGCGGAAATCGGCAGCGGTCAAATCGTCCATCTCGTCCTCCCAGCCTCAGAAATACTCCGAGCACTGCGGACGATACGTCGGACGCCCCCGCTTGAGCAAGCGCAGTTCGCGCTCGGCGGCCTCGGTGCGCGCGGCAATCCGTGACGCGGTCTCGCTGTCGACGGCGAAGTCGTCCGCGATGGCGTTCGCGAGGCAGATGGCGATGGGCTGAAACATGGCCTCGGGAATCGGCTCCGAGACCTCGAACGCGGTGACGTCGCGCTCAAACAGGCGGGCGAGAACCCCGGCAGATTCACGCCTCGCAAGCTCCAGATCCTCGGCGGCTCCGGGCTGGCCGGCGCCGACTTCGTTGAGGATTGAGAGCGCGCGCTGCGCAAGTTCCGCCAGGGTTCGGGGCATCAGCGAGCGCCGGGCTTCTTGACGGCGGGCGCAGCGTCAGCCTTGGCGGCCTCGGTCTTGCCCGGCATCGTGATCTCCTCGGACGCGGCACGCTCGGCGTCGGCGGCAGCCTGCTCGGCCTCCTCGTCGGCCCGCAGCGCAGCCGCGGCGCGCTCATCGTTCTCCTTCTGCTCGGCCGCCGCCTGATCGGCGGCGTCCTTGTCGTCGCCGGACAGACCGGAGACCTTCCAGAAGCCCGGCGAGGCAGAGGCAGCCGCGATCAGGGCCGCATCCGCGTCGCCATCGACCGAGACGGCCTTATTCGGCGCAAACGACTTGCCGTGCCACTGAACGCTGCCGGTGTCCTCGGGGTCGAGGTAAGTGATTTTCGGCATTTCTGTACCTCAGATGTCGTTATCGGAGAGGCGCCAAAAATGCGCCGCGACGGGTCCAGCGCGGAGAGTGAAGCCATTTCCGAACGGCAGAACGCCGAAGCGCCTTACCCCTGCCGGCTTGTAGCCAAAAACGAGGGTCGAGCAGTAGCGTCCAATCCGTGCAATCATGGCTTCACTCCCAGGCTTCTGCAGGCTCAGTCCTGCTGCGGGTAGAATTCGATGCAGATCGCGACGCGGCCGGTCGTGCCGCCCGTGCCAGGGTTGAACGTCGCGAGGAGCACGGTGTCGCCGGCAAAGTACTTGTCGCCAGCGAGGGCGCCGGACGTCACCGGGCCCTTGTAGCCGGCGGTGCCGATGGCCGTATTAGCGGCGGCGGCAAGGCCGGACGTGTTGCCCGCGATGCCGATGTCGAGCGTGGCGCCCGTGCCGTTGAACGCCTCGGTCACGTCGACGATGGCGGCCTTGACGAATGCGCCGCGCGGGACGCACACGATCTCGCGGGAGCCGGCGGCGTTGCCGAACAGGATGACGTGCTTGGCGCCGTGCCAGCAGTTCTGCGGGTAGACGCGGGCCTTGTTTTCGAGAGCCATTTGACTGCCTCAGATCAGAGAACGGGAGATGTGGGAGGGGCGCCCGAAGGCGCCCCGTCAGGCTTATGCGTCGTCGATCGAGGCGAAATAGGCGGTGTAGACCGACCAGTCCTTGAGCAGGTTCGCGTTGTCCTGGAACCGCTTGAAGACCTTGCCGAGACCGTAGCAGGCCTCGATGCCGCGGCCCTTGAGGAACTGGTAGTCGTCTTCCTTGCGCTCGGTCGGCTTCCACATCTGGCCGTAACAGACGGCGATCGCGTTCTGGCCGAGCATAAACACCGGGGCGACGTTGATGCCGGCAGCGCCCGCAGCCGCAACGGTGCAGAACTGCTCCAGTTCGGGGATCTCGCGGATGATGACGCCGCGATAGAGCAGATCGCCGTCTTGGAACAGCGGGTTGTCGTCCATGCCGTTGCCCTCGCGGGCGCGGGCGTTCGTGTTGGCTGCCACGATCACGGAATCGTTGGCGAGGTCGCGGAAGGCGTTCGAGCCGGCGAAGCAGACGAAGTATTCCTGCGCGCCGCCCTTCTTGACCATGTAGGGCTTGATCGCCGGATCGGCCTTGCGGGCGCGGCGCTTCATCAGAAGCAGGCCCGCGGCGGTCAGGCGACCGGTCGAAGCCGAGATGTTGGCGAGGGAGGCCGAGTGCGAACCGCCGACGTAGTTCGCTACGGCGTTGCCGTACTGAACGCGGTCGATGTTGGCGGTGTGCCAGGTGTTCTTCTGCGTGGCCGTGGCCGCGGCGTAGAGCGTGCCGTTGATGCGCTGGCCGGCGGTCGAGTAGGTGCCGAAGGACGACACGGTCTCGGAACCGAGGTTGATCGGCGGAGACTCGGACGGCAGGGCGTGCAGGGCCAGGATGATCTCGTCGCGCAGGAGCAGCTTGCCCCACTCCATCAGGAGGGGACGCACGGTCTCTAGCTGGTCGAAAGAGGACTGGCGCAGGAACTTCTTGTTGAGCAGAACCGCGTTGCGGCTCCAGTCGATCCAGAAGCGGACGCCGTTGCTGTCCAGCTTCTCCTCGTTGCCGGTCAGCGGGCCGGTGCCGACGCCGGGACCGCGAAGGCGCCCGATGAGGGGCACGTTAATCTGGTCGCCGCCCTCCTTGAGCTCATGAAGGATCTGGATGATGGCGGTGACGTTCTCACCCATGTACGGAGAGAACAGGTTCTCGCGGCGATACTCGCGCCAGAATTCCTTGCGGAACTTCAGAATTGCGTTGTTCGGCGAAGTGGTCGTGACGGCCATGATGTGCCCCTGTTACGCGCGGCGCGTGTTGGCGCCTGCTGCGAAAATTGCTGCCTCGCTGTCGTCACCATCCCCGTCATCGGTCGCCGCGCGGGACGATGCCTGGCGCGACAGGGACTTGGGGAGAACGACCACGTTCTCGCCGGCAGCTGAGGCGCCGGTTGCGGGCTTTTGGCCGGCAGGTCGGCCGTTCGGGGCGTCGGCAGCGGATCTTTCCGCTTCCCATTTTTCGCGCAAACGGGCCTCGTAGGCGGCCGGGTTAAGAACCGCCTCGTTCTGGTCATACCACTTTTCGATCGCCGCGCCAGCCCCGTATGGCGACAACTCGCGCAGTTGCTTGGCGAACGCGGGGTCGCGCGCGGCTGCAGCCGTGACGGCCTCGTCCATGGCCTTGAACTTCTCGTCGCCGATCCGCGTGCGGGTCTGGGCGAGATCATATTCAAGAGCCTGTCCGCGCAGGCGCGCTTCGACGGCGGCCACGCGCTCGTCGATCTTGGCCTGCTGCTGTGCCTCCCAGCCTTCCGGGTCCTCGAACAGGCCAGCCTTCGCCGCCGTCTCGGTCTTGGCGGCCTCGCCCTGCTTGCGGACGTCGGCGAGCTCCTTTTCGAGCTTCTGCGCCCGCTCGCGGGTCTGCAGGTACTCCTCGGCCGTGAACTTCACCGGCTCCGCAGCGGCCGGCTTCTCCGGCTCGGCGGCGCCACCGGCCGCGCGCTCGGCCTTGGCTGACTCGACCGTGGCCTCCAGCATCTCGCCAGGGGACAGGCCGTCATCGTCCTCGACAGGCGGCGCGAGGTCGGGCCGCTCGGCCTCCTGCGCCATCGCGGCCTCGAACAGGGCGTCGGCGTGGTCGTCGGTGTCGATATCGCTCATGGCTTGTACTTCACCCTGTTGGAATCCGCCGGGTCATACCACAGCGAGCCGCTTTCAGCCGCCGCCGCGCTGGATGGAAGCGGAACCTTCAGCCGGGCGCCAGTGAGCGTCAAGCCGGCGCTGGTGATGTCGCCATAGCGTACACCGGCGCCGGTGCTGCGAAAGACGATGTTCGTATTGTCAAAATACGTTGAAGGGTCGCCACCGCTTCCAAAAGTGGCGACGACTGATCCGGTGACGTTGTAGAGGATGCGGTAAATACCATCATCCTTTTGCGTGCCGCCGTTGCCAGAATAGACCGGCAGGGCTTGCGGAACGACACTCCCCGACATCGGCAGATAGCCGACCGCGTCGAGGATGATGTTGGGCGATGCCTCGAAAAAATACGATCCGGCCTGCGACCCGTCCGTTCGGCTCGCTTTGACGCGGCCGGCTGTATTCACGCAAATCAGGTCGGCGCCGACATGCGGCGTCCCGGCCCACGGCGCAAAGTTCGTATTGAACGACGTGATGTCCGCGTTCAGGCCGGAAACGCCCTGTGTAAAGAGCGCCCCGACCGGCGTGTTGCTGATGTCGGCGCGGATCGTGACGTTTTTGATCGTGCCGATGGGCGCCTTAGTCACGCCATCAGACGTGCCGGCGATGACCGCAACCGCGCCGAGGGCGCCTGCGGCCGTATAGGGGGCCGCGTCCGCCTTCACGTCAATCGTGACCGTCGAAGGGAAAGGCCCCTCCGCGTCCAGGGCAAAAATCGTGGACGCGTAGCAGGCATAGCCGACGAGATCGCGGGCAAAATAGCTCGCCCGAATCGAGCGGCCGCGCAGCCGGATCGTTCCCCGGCAATTCTCGACGAGAGCCGGCGAGATTGTCATAGGCCCGCAGTCGAGGTCGTTATAGATCGACCAGGCCGCGTTGAGATTGCCGCCATTGTCCGCGGTCCCGACGAATCCCGCAGGAAGGGCCTGCGACATGGTGACGGCAGGCGTGTTCGCATAGCCGCCGCTGACGTTCATCGCCAGAATTCGGCCGAGGCTTGCCACCTGCCCAGCAGGTCCGGTCGCCGTCAGCGTCTCGCCTACGGTCGGCATACGAGCGGGCGCGCGCCCTCCGATGAGGAACGTGTTAGCCGGGATGCCAGGCGCGACTTCGGCGGCTCTGAAAACGAAATTGCCGGTCGAGTTCACGTTGATCGGGTCGTCGCCGGTATTGGCGATGCGCGCGGCGCGGATGCTGACCTGCTGCTGCACGTTATGGCCGTGGATGCCATCGGCGGTGCAGGCCAGCGCGCTGCCAGTCGGTGCTTCGATCCGGAAGCGGGCGCCGATGTCGACCGACTTAAGGCGCGTATAGCCTACACCCATGCCGGCAGAGCAATTGACCGTGCAGTCGTCGAGATCAAGCCTGCCGCCGTCCTCGGCATAGAAGCCATACTGGCCAAAGACCTGATGCTTCGCGACGTAGAACGAGCCTACGGTCACGAGGGCGAGGGCTCCGATGTCTGCCGAGAAATCAATGCGGTACAGGCCGTCCGACGTCCGCGTTAGGGCGCGGCCGGATCGCGTGTTGGCCGGGATGTCCAAGACCGCGGCAAACCACCGCTTTTTGGTCGCCTCGTATTCCGCCAGCTGCTGAACGTCAGGAAAGGTCGGGACGCTGACGGTCGTGTCGACAAGGAAGGTTGCGCCGTTACTGTCCTTGCTGACGCAAACGCCCTGGAAATACGGTCGATTGTAATAATCAATCGTAATCCCGCGAACCCTGAGGCCAAACCCCTTAGAGACGATGCCTGAGCAGTAGTTGTCGCGGTTGGTGCCGAACAGGAGGATCTTCGCGTTGTTCGAAACGATCGCGATGTCGTTCGGGATCAGGAGCGCGGCCCTCAGGTTCGGATCTGAGCCGATCTGCCCATAGGGACCGGTCCCCATCGCCATGGTCGAACCGTCTTCGATGCGGACAGCATTGCAACCGCGCGAGCGCGCGAGCTCAATGGCCCTTCGAATGCGGGGACCGTCTTCCGTCTCGCCATTAATGCGAGGCCCGGCGTTTACCGCCAGCAGCCTGTCCAGAATGTCCGCCTG